GTGATCCCGTGAACTTCACTCGTGGTCCCATCACTGATCCCGGGATCCCGTTTGCGAGCCTAGTTGCCCCGCCTCTTGTCACCCCCGCCGCTGCGGCGACTGCACATGCAGAGAACGCCGCGGGCGCTGTGAAAGAGCGCGTCACGGACGTGAAGAACGTGGCCAAAGTGCCCGACAAGTACGTGGACTATGCGAAGGAATTCAATTCGTTGATGTTCCCAGCAACCGAGCTGAAGCTCATTCCACTCACTCGTCAGGAGACAGTTACCCGTCTCGCCAACACACCGACCAAGACACGTCGATACCTGGCCAACGAACTACGTCTCCCACCCGAGAAGCTCGAAGCTGTCATGGCTTTCTTGAAGAAGGAAGTCACTGAAGGCGCGCTGAAGAAGAAGGCTCCCTCCCGGCTCATTTTTCCGGTCGAGGTCGAGACACTCATCCTCGTCGCGCGTTTCACCTTCCCGCTCAAGGATTGGCACAAGGCAAACGCCATAAAGAGGATTGATGGCGACCCATGCGTTAAGACCCCGTACATCGTCGGCCTAACTCCGGAGTACACCGCCAAGGCAGTGACAAACTTCGTGAAATCGGTCGACGGTCCCACTTGCGACACGGATTTCAGCAAGATGGACGGGACACATGGGCCCTTCAACGTCGCACAGTATGGCCACCACGTTCGATCGGCTTACACGAAGGAGCATCACGCCGCAATCGATGCAGCTTTATCTCGCAACACCAACCGCCAGATCAAGCTGCCACTCTTCACCGAACTCGGGAAGCGCATGAAATTCGCGTCCGGGTCGATGAATCTGAGCGGCAAATCGGACACTACGGATTGCAACTGCTGGTCTGGCGCGTTTACGCAATACGCCGCGGCACGCAATGCCGGTCTGATCCCCACGGCGGCATTTGAGTCCATCGGAGTCATCTTTGGCGATGACGGACTCGCCAACGCACGGTTTGACCTGAAAACCGCGGCCAGTGACTTGGGTATGATCATCAAAGTCGCTGAACCGACGGCCAAGGGCGAACCAGTCGTGATGCTATCCCGTGTGTACGTGAATCCTGAACACAGCCTTACCTCGATCTGTGAGCCCACCCGCGCTCTCGCCCGCATTCCCGTAGTCGTGAACAAGGACGTGATCGCCGGATTGGCCAACAAGGTCGAAGGCTATCTGGTAACCGATGCCCATACCCCAGTGGTGGGGGAGTACTGCAGGGCGCTCAAGCGCATTTATGGGCTTACTACGTGCCTGCAGAAGGCGAC